CGCATATCCGTTTTGGTCTATAACGCCTAACTCAATATAGGTTTTTTCAAACTCTGCGGCTGCGCCTACGAATGAATGATTGATCAGCGTTCCCTCCTGTGTGCTTATGTCGCTTTCCACCGTTTCAAGCAAATCAAGCATGATATTGTTTTGTGTCTTATCCGTGTACACATTCCCACCTCCTTATGCAGCATTTGCAACATTTATATTGTTGAATTGAATTTCTCCATAGATTGTATTTGCTGTAAAACTTATTTGAACCTTTCCGTTGTTCATGTTGATCGAAAAATCAGTTATACTTTGGATGTCCTCATTTACAAGAAGGCAATCCTGCGTCATTCTCTGCGCTTCTGCCTCTGTGTATTCCTCTGTATATCCTTGCCCTATTAAATCCTCAAATTCATTGCCGTAATCCCATGAATAAACATAATACCGGTATCTTGCTGTATGCATCGTCAACCATATCCATATTTTAATAGCCTCTAACCCCTCGACTATCCTGCCGGTTAGCTGTCCGGTTTCCCAATCTATTTCATACTCCTTTGGCGTTTTTATTTCTTTTGTCGCCTTCAGTGCTTCATTATCTTCTATGTAAGTAGGAAATAACCCCATGCATTACACCAACCTTTCCAAGATTATATATAATTCATCGCTTACCCGATACGCCGCCACTTTATCGCCCTTTTTCAGCTTACCGGCAAATGTGTTTATGTCTTTCCTTGATGGTGTATCGTTATCGACCGCAAAATGATAACCGGTTGTTAAATGTTCGGCTATTAGTAAATCGCTGCCGGACAATTTCAGTTCCCCGATGCTGCATGACGTGGCGCTATCCATCGTTCCTATTTGGATCGGTGCTGTATTGTCCTTGCCGCCCTCTGTCCTCATAACGTTTAAAATTTCCTCGTATGCGTTCATAATAGCCTCCCTCCTATTCTTCCGTTTCGGTATATTCTTTGCTATCCATTAAGTTTTTAAAATTCAATTCTAGGTTCATAATGTGTATGCCGTTCTCCCATGTGTGCGTATCGCTGTCAATCCAGAATATGCCATCAAGTCCGGTTGCCTTGTCCTGAACCTCTACGCCATTACCGGCAATACATTTTAAATCGCCGTTTATACCGTCTAGGCTTACTTTCTTTTCCACGCCTATAAGTAAATTGTTTGCGGCTGTGGTTTCATTTATGCCACTTTCCTTTTTGTAAACCTGTTGGTATATGCCGTATTTTTTTACCCAATCATCCTTTTTGACTTCCCCGATCTGCTTTCCGGTATCATTATATATTTTCACCACATTTACCATGTTTTCTATGGTTTCTTGATATGCTGTATTTGTTATGTTGTATTCTTCAGCCAAGACAAAATTTTGTACTAATATGCCTTTCACTTCAACGGATAGTTGCGATCCTGTCATTCTGCAAATGTATAAATCGCCGGTCTGTCTGCTTGCTTTTGTATATGCCATCATAATAATGTCATATATTGTGTCACCGCTTATTATCATTTTCTTTATGGTTGCTTTGCTTTCTGCAATGGTTCCGGTTTCTATTTCAAAATCAGCGCATACCCTTCTTGTAATCGCCTCCGCTGTTGTATTAGAAAAATTGTATACAGCGGCACTTCTTAACAAATGTGACAATAAATCAGTGCAGGAACAAGTAACTGTACCGTTTTCACTGGTTTTTTCTTTTGTCTGCACTTCTCCGTGAAAAATAAGGCTGTCATTTTCAAATAGCCTTATGGTGTCACCTGCTGCAATATTCAATTTTGTTATATTTTCATCATCCGGTGCGTTTAAAATTGTTATTTCTGCCGTTCTTGCTGCCTGTGATGTAGAACCGCCCCATCTGACAGTGGAAACTGCCTCCGTAATGTCGCTTGTATATACATAGCCGTTTTTACTTCTTATCCAGTTAATTGTCATATCGTGATCACCAATTTTTGACCGGGATAGATCCGGTTAGGATTCCCTCCTATTACCCCCTTGTTTTGCTCATATATTGCCTGCCAGTTTGCACTACTTCCGGTAAGATTCTTTGCGATCTTGCTTAAACAGTCGCCGCTTACTACGGTGTATGTGGTACTTCCTACTGCTTTTGTTGATCTGTCCGTAGCTGCCGGTATTACCTTGTTTGTTACAACCTCGCGTACTTTTGCCGTTTTGACCTTAACCTTTCGATGTTCCTTAAACTCCATAGTAAAATTTATATCCTTTGTGCCGTCATTTTCACCCCATACGAAACTTTCTATTGTGCATTCCATATTTACCGGCGTTCCTGTCATTGTCAGGTGTAAAACGCCGTTGTCTTTCATGTCCTCAATAATCTTTACGCTTTCCATCGGCGTTGGAAAACTTGTGTACTGGCAAAAATAATATTTTTCTTTCGGAAAAAAAGAGGCAAAAGGGATTGTTTTAAGGTTCCTTTTGCCTAATAAATTTATTTCCCCTAATGAATTAATGATAACTGACGTATTATTACTTGTGTTAGTGACTTCGTAGTCAGGCGGCACAACTGCAAACCTGAATTTTGTCTTATCCTGCTTTAACCAAATCTCCAATTATACCGCCTCCTTTACGTTTTACCGGTGTTTAATGCTACCTTTTTTAATTTGTGTGCCAACGCCTCGGCTATACGGTCAATATCTTCATCGCTGCGCACTTCTATTTTATCTGCCAGTTTCTGTATTATAATGTTTATACCGGATCTTACTGCTGCTGCGCCTTCCTGTTTTGCCATGCTGATTGATTTATCATGAGGGTAGACTCTTGATCCTTTTGGAAGGTCTACGATTTCTGCGCCCCTATCATGGATCATGGCTGCGCCGCCCTGCCAATTGTCGGTACCCTTGTAAAGCATTGGGATCGTGGGTATGTTGATTGTAAAGTCTTTTCCACCGATAACTGGCACCCAATCCGGCACCGTGATCCCTAATTTGTTGATTCCGCTTATTGCACCATTTATGATGCCTATAACCGCATTGATCGGTGTCTTGCACAATGCTACAAGGCTATCAAATACGCCTTTAAATATTGTTTTGATACCTTCCCACGCCTGCGACCAATTACCGGTAAATACACCTGATATAAACGTTGTAATGCCGTCAAAAATCGTCATTAGTCCGCTTATGATTGCCGTTATGTTCTGAACTGCTGCGGAAATCCCTCCGGATATTGCAGAAAAGGCAACCTTGACCACCGGAACAATAACCGCCATGGCTTTTTTTATTGCGCCGGAAATAAAGCCGAATGCCGCACTTGCTACCGCCTTGAACGCTGTAATTACCGCCCCTGCGGTGCTGCATGTATCGCTGACTTTCTTCCCGAAAATATTAGCTATTACCGTTGCTACTGTTCTGACCGCTTTCCCAATCGCCCCGAATACTGTCCCAAAAATTGTCTTTAGGTTGTTTATGATGCTGCTAACCCTTGTTTTAATATTATTAATGTTTGCGCTGAATTTGTTCATGTCAACGCCGCATTTGGTTAGCACGTTCTTTATTGCGTTTCCTATTGCCGTGAATATCGTTTTAATAATATTCATGCCTTTAAAGCTGTTGACCGCCCCGTTTACCATATTGGAAATCATTGTAAATGGTGCCTTGATGATATTTACCAAGCCGGACAATGCGCCGTTTGCTATTGTTTTCAAGCCATTTAGTGCGCCTTTCCAATCGCCGGTAAACACACCCTTTGTAAACTGTGAAATGCCGCTTAAAACGGTTTTTATGTTATCGATCAGCGGTTTTATCGCCTGCACAAACCCTTCCACAAGTCCTTTTGCTGCGCTTATGGCTATATCCCATGCCGCCGTTACCGTATCAAACGCCGCCGCTATTTTGTTTATGGTGCCCTCCGGCAGGAATTTAGAAAAAGCCGTTGTAACAAAATTCTTGATTGCGTTTATCCTGCCTTTGAATATGCCCCCTATGGCGTCCAATATGCCGTTACAAGCTGTTTTAAACCCTCCTAAAGCCATTTCCATATCTCCGGTGAAAATGCCCTTAAAAAACGTTCCTACGCCCTTTAAAACAGTTTTAAAACTTTCAAATACCTTCTTGGCATCTTCCACCATGCCGCCTATGCTTGCTTTTATTCCATCGGCTACCGCCGTAATTACCGGCAACGCTTTATCAAACGCCTTTATTAGTCCGTCTGCAATATCAGCCGGAAATATATTTTTTAGGCTGTTTCTAAAACCTTCAGCGGCACTATTCCAATTCCCCATAAAGCCGCCGCTAAAAAAGTCTAATAAGGCACTGAATGCCTTTAACCCCTTGTCTACTGCTGATAATATCCAATCGAATGCGCCTGCCGCTGCGCCTGCGATAGCCTGAAACCCTTCGTTTATTTCCGGTACACCTTCCCCGACACTTCCGGCAAAATCTTTCTTAAACGCCGCCGCTATGCTTTTGCAAAAACCTGTTATTTTCGTGGCAATGCCGCCTACCGTATTACTGATTGATGTAAATTTATTTTTAAATCCCTCTACTGAAAAACCTGCCTTTTCAAACGCATTCTTAAACCATGTGCCCACGCCGGAAAGAAAGTCTTTTATTTTATCCCAGTTCTTTATAATCAAAAATGCCGCTACTGCGATCGCTGCCAGAACGCCGATCACGATACCGGCAGGACTTGTAATTGTTTTGACTATGCCGCCCATGTTTCCTATGGTTTTCATCATGCTTCCATAAGTCCTTCTTACGGTCCCTACCATTGTAACCATTTTTCCGAATACCACAAGTGCCGGACCCACCGCCGCCGCAATTCCTGCCCACTTTATAATATTGTCAACCTGTGCATCGCTTAGATTGTTTATGTAGTCTGCCGCTGTCTGGAACCACGTAACCGCTTTTTTGATATACGGTAATAATTTGTCGCCTATGGTTATCGCTATTCCCTCAATTGCGGACTTTAAGATCGTGATCTGACCGTTCAAGTTATCTAACTGCGTTTTTGCTTGTTGTGCGGCACTTCCTCCGGCTTGACCTAATCCTTCTTGCAGTTCTTTCACGCGTTCACTTGTAGATGCTGTCATTTTATTAAATGCGTTCATTCCGTTAGTTGTAAAAACGGTGCTTTTTAA